AATGATTGGACAGTTTTTACCGTGTGTCTCACGTGTTGGTGCGATGCAAAGTCTATTTGCATCGGATACGATAATCGATAATTCTTCGAGGGGCGATCCCGAACGGATCGGTTGCCTCGGAAAGAATACTGGTGCACCGTGCGAACGAAGCGACGGAAAAATACCGAAGCCCGCGCGAGGATGATTTTTCCGCCGCGTAGAGAGCAAGCGCCGCAGGCGCGGACGGGCACCTATCTTTTCCGACGGCAACCGAAAGAGGGTTTCTCTTTATAACTTTCGCATATCGTTTCGACGCAGGTAAGAACGAAAACGAATCTTTATGACAGGACATTCTTTACCTGTAGTTTCTCGAAGATTCTTTTGAAATAATAAATGAGAAACGTTTATTATCGATTAGGGCTGTCTGCGATTATCGCAAACAGCCCTATAATTAGAAACTCTTTATTGATCGTTAATTATTCTACTATTGCTTATCGGCCCAGCGTTCTTCGGTCTGTCGCACCGCTTCGTCATAATCCGCATTCGTGACACGGTACGTCCAGCGGACGCTATGATCGGAGAACTTCTCAAATTTCCATTGTGAAGGATCTTTGGGAGTCTTTTTCGGACTGTTCGGCTCCAAAGCTGTAAAAACATACATCGCACACGTATCCTGAAATTCATTCGGAACTCTCCAATCAGGCAAATCATCAGGAGCAGGAAGATCGAAATAAAACTCAATCCACCCTACAGCCATTAAATTATCAATTAAAATTTCGTAATCATCTAACCACCAAGCATATTCCATTGCAATTAAAGTCGTAGCCTGCTGTCCAGGACGACAATAATAAAGACCTCCTCCTGGTGAAAGTTTCGTATTGATAAACCAATACAGCGTGTGATCGCTATCGTTCTGAAACCGGAAAAAATTGAAGTAATCTTCCAGATCGGGTTCTTCGGCCAAATAATCTTCTGCCGTCTTGTTTACATCCTGATACACCTTCTCCGGCAAAGGGTCGTCGGATTTAGAGCAGGCCGTCAATATACAGCATAAAAGAAGAAATCCCAGCGAAAAAGAAATGTTTGGTTTCATCGTTTTCGATTTTATGTAATTATCGGATTTGTTCGGATTCCAATTTTTCGTATAGTTCGAAAAGATCGTCAATATCAGCTTGGCTCGCTCCGCTTAATGAGCGTGTGGCTTGTTTAATTTCGGATACACTCGTTAATTTGATCGCCATATCCCAAATAGCCTCTGCATCTTGGAAGCAAACTCGATCATGCGGAAAATAATTATATCCCGAATGTCGGAGCTCTGGCCATAAATATTGGTTAAAATCATCGTAAATGTCGATAAAGAGAGGTGTTCGCAGATGATATATATCATTGGGATCGAGAAGTTCCGTATATGACCAAAGTTGTCTGTTCAACGCATCAGGTCGCGGTATAGGTTTAGAACTGTATTCAGTAGTATAGGTATGTAACATATTCAATTTTCCGAGTCGACTGTACTCTTTCTCAGGGAAATAAAATTTTGCAAATTCGCCCCAACTTTCAGTAATAATTTTTCGAAATTTAGTATAGTCTTTCATGCCATAAATATGCAAAAATTGGCATACCTTTCCAACTTCCCGATTAGCGGTCTTGTAAATATCGAAGCCCGTTTTATCCTTACAATAAATGTAAACCCGTAAAATAGTTTGCAAAGGACTGGTTTCGGGGTTCATGAAAGTATAATAATCATCCTTCCCCGTTGGTACGGATTCATCCAAGCAACCGATTAATACCTGGCTGCCAAAACCATTGGTAAGACCGAACCCTTCGGATTCCATATTTCTTGCAGCACGATATGCACAAGCATATTTGTACGTTGGATCGGTGGGTGCAATATTGAACATCCATGGTCGTAAAAAGTATTGAACAGGGGTCGTTGTAGCCAGAGTAGTAAAATCAGGTGTTATTTGCCATCGCCGCGTACCCCATGTTATATAGCATGTTACCGGCCCGTAGAAATAAGTGGTATCGCTTTTGAAATACCCTTCGGCATCCGTCGCACATGAATCGTGTAAAGGTTCGAGCATGGGAAGTTGTTGACCAATAATCGTGACATAGGCGTTTTTAAGCGGAACATAATCACCTATGACCTCATCGTAAATTCGGATGATCCCCCAAGGATGCCAGTCATAAGGAGTAGCTCGCGTAGATGTCGTTTGTATGCCTTGCACCTTGAGTGCTTCTGTAACCACCTTTTCTGCCTGTATGTCTGTCAGACCAGAAAGAGGGGATCGAGGATTAAAATATTCCTCCAAAACCTCGTACTCCACACCTTCGGGAAGTTCGGCATTTCTATCTACAAGAGCATACATGACATTAGATTGGGAGCAATCCGCATCTTCGCCAAAAAGAGGATACGGGAAAAAATCGATCTCGGTATTTCCACATACTTCTATGGGTTTTATCTGATCGTTGAAAATAAGTTTCAAATAGCGTTTTGTCGGGGCAATCTTTGCAGCGATGTCCTGTCCCAGTACATCAGCTACGACCTGTCGTGTCTGGGTGAAAGTCAAGGGTGTCGGAACTTCTGCTTTCTCGATTTCCAACGTGGTAAGTTGCGACTCTTCTACCGTCACAGCATTCTCCGAACAAGCACAAAGCATTGCGGATACTACCATTGCGAAAAGTAATAGATTCCTTTTCATAGTTTAGGGTTTTTAGGTTAGTAGAATATGTGGATGATGGGGTTCTTGCTCGCTATACCTAAACTGTTGCCAATATAAAGAAATAAAACATAAAATGCAATGAATTATACAAATATTTTATTGAAAATTTTGTATTTATACTTTTGATATTCTTTGAAAAGATTTTAATTACAAAATAATTAGATAACAAGATAAAATATAAATTTGTTTTTAATTAATGAAGATATGCTGTTGTATCGTTTATGAAAAGGTCAAAACCATGTTATTGAACTTGATTATATCTCGTCTTCGTCTTCGTTTTGCCGCTCCGTCCGACTCTGGTCGTTCTCCATCCAGATAGCCCGTTTTCGTTCATAGTCGAGGGCTTTCCACCAGGTGTTGCAGGCATCGAGGAACGCTTGTCCCTCGTCATCCGCCGGATAATTCGCCGCAGACAATCCCGTAATCCGTTCCATTTTCGGGAAGTCCACTGCCAACCACCAGGCATCGAGGTTATCTCCGAACTCTTCGAACGAGCAAAACCATACGTGCTCCTGACATGCGTCGCACCATTGATCGTCAGCATCCGCGTCTATCGAGGATACATACTCCAACGTATTAGGATCGACCCACGCCATCATCTGTATCTCACGCGAGCCGCATCTTTCGCAAACAAGGACACTCGGCTCCTTAGAAAGGCATTCCTCGTCTTGTCCTCGAACAGCACACGCAATGTGCTCGATCAACAGCCGCCGATTGCCCCTATCGAGAGCGACATAGAATCGTCGGGCTCCACCGCACAGGTCAGGTGCAATACTTCGGCACCACACTTTCCACACGCTCGCAGCCCGTGTGCCGAAGATCGTGCGGCATTCTTCTTCGCACCAGCTATCCCGCATATAGTCGAAATAGCGGTCTATAATACTTTTATTTTGTTTCATCGGTTCGTTTTTTATACGTCATTTATTAATCAAGATTCATTGTCAAATCAGAATCCGCATTTCACGTATGAATTTCCCAGCCGCGGATTCTCGGTTCGCAGTAACATCCCGAACGATCGGGTGTGCCGTGATAAACCAGTCCGCCGACAATGCCTGTACTGCCGTCGGCATAGCGCTGTCTGAAAAGAAAGGAATAAGGCGCGGAATCCTTATACAGTTCGATTTCACAAGGACAGTTCGGATTCCGCTCCCACCGTTTCAGATCGTTCAACCGTTCTTCCAATGTTTTGTCGCCGATTCGTTCGGCATAACGCACTACTTCGTCGTAGTGCTCCTGACACATAATTTTCATATTGAGTTAAATTACAGGGTGAATATTTGAAAATCTATTTTATGAAATAACTGTGGTTCATTCCTATTTCCACCGAAGATGCAAAGCGTCTTCGGTTTTCTTGTTTTATTCAGAAAAGTATTCAACCCTCGGTCGGCCCGGCAAAAGTAGTCGTGTCCATGCCTGCCCGCAAGTCCTGCCGGTTTTCCTTACGGAAAAACCTTGCGGGCAGCCCCGTCCCCGACTATGGCCTTCTGCGTGCCGCCCGAATGGTTCGAGCGGCGAAACTTAAAATTCAAATTTATGAATACTTCCGTAACGAGTGCATCCTCCGCACGTGTAGCACACCAACAAGGACTGAACCGGGTCGTAGCCAACAGAGTACGGCACCTGGTAGAGCACCGGGCACCCGCAGTGCAACAAACCATCCAGCGCATGATCGTCGAATCCGCGCAGCTGCAAGACTACCTCCTTCCGATCGGCGCCCAATACCGGGAAACGGGCAGTACACGCAAGGTACTCTTTCTCGACGACGGCAATCGTCTGACGATGCAGATGCCCGAAGGACGCTTCCGCCTTCACGACAACGCCGTGGGACAGGCGGCCGAGAAGATGAACGTTCCGTCGCGTTACCTGCGCGAGTTGGCAGGCGGAACATCGTGGAAACGCACACTGGCCGCACGCATTCTCAACGAACACACCTTGTGGAGCGACCGCAGCCGTGTTCTCGTCCGCGCCGTAGGCGACGAAGTGCGCGGTATCCTCTCGGACAGCTACCGCCGCCTCGACAGCCAGCGCATCCTCTCGGCATTTCTGGGCAAGGCCCTCGAACAGGGAGCCGTGGCATACGATGCGCTGTGGACCGATACGAAGATTTATGTCGAGACGATCCTTCCTCAGCCGATCTGCATCCCCACCGAGTTCAACGGTGAAGTACAAATCTATATGGGAGCGCGTTTTTCTACCTCGGATTTCGGCGACGGGGCGGTGGACATCCGCGTCTTCCTGCTCAACGGCGTCTGCTTGAACGGTATGGTGCGTGAGAACGTAATGAAGCAGATCCATCTGGGCGGTAAGCTGCCTGATAATATCCAGCTCTCGCAGCGGACGTATGAACTCGACACGCAGACCACCGTGTCCGCGGTGAACGACCTTACGTCCCAGCTCTTCGGCCGCGACAACATCCGTCGCAAAGCGCTCGAAATAAAGACTGCGGCTGCCAAGGAGGTCAACTTCACACAAGAACTGGAACGGCTCATGCAGAAAGGCCGCCTGCTGAAAACCGAGAACGAAGGCGTGCGGAAACTGTTGATGAACAACAATCCCGACGACGGACTCGCCGGAGGGCCGACGCTTTGGAAACTGACGCAGGCGATAACGGCCTATGCCCGCGAGACACAGCCTGCACGACAACGCGAACTGCACGAGCTGTCGGGAGAACTGCTTAACCGTGTGAACAACTGACGACGCTATGAAACAGGTAAAGGATAAATATACCAGCACAACGCTGGAACAGATGCCGGAGCATAAACTTTTCCGCGCATTGATGAGCGGGCTGAACGACTTCGGATTCGACTGCAAAGCCTTCGCCGCAGGACTGCAATACGAACATCCGACCGTGCAGCAGCGATTCTTCGCTCTGCTGCGCACGTGCGTCCTCTTCATGGCAGAAGAGGGCAACGTGCGTATCGACGACCGTAACCGCGCCTCCTATCGGATGTGCTGCAAGATTGCCGAACAGCTTAAAGACCACCATTTGCCATGCAGATAAAAACGAACTTGTTTCCGATGAATGAATTGACTTGTCGTGCCTGCGGGTGCAGGATCGTACCCGAACACGGATATTACAATACGCTCGATGGCGCCTGCTGCATAACCTGTCGGGAAAGACGGCCGCTGCATCGTCTGAAATTGCAGGTTTGCGATTCGCTTGCAAGGTTATGTAGAACGTCGAGATGCTGCAAATTATGAAGAACGAGACAGAAGATTTTATGGCGTTGGCTAAAGCCTATGCTCAAGCTGAACGTGCATTACGAATCGAACGATGGGTAATCGTCACCTTCGAGCTTCGAAAGACGGACGGACCGATCGAGATTCTCTACCGTTACGATCTGCCGCGTACGATGCTCGAACGTTACCGATGGGTGGTACGCTGGCGCACGGCTCGTTTTCAATGCCGTTTCCCGCGTGATACGATCACAACGACATACGGTTATTACGACAAACGCACGGGATTGAAATTAGACGTCAATTCCTGTCTGTCGAAGCTGCGGGCGGCAAAAGCACAGATTACGCTTGCCAAACGTCGGGAACGGGAGTATATCGCGCAGCAGCGATTGCGTTATCCACTATTTTACGACGAACAGGCAGATCCCGAATTGCTGCGTTTCAGGCAGAAGCTGCGAGAAAAACAGCATCGTTATCAGAATGCCTTGCTGCGATTACGTCGAGCTGTTCTGCAACATCGACAAAAAACCTCCGATTCGTCCAATAAAAAACGATTACAGGAATGATACCTTTATCTGAGAGCGTATCGACAGAGCTTCGCTTCCCGAAGGTATTTATGCCTATGACATACGGAGCGGAGAGGATAACGCTTTCGGAACGATCGAACCTTGTGTTACGGTCAACCATACGGGAACGATCCTAACCCGGCAATCCATCGAAATAGGTCCTGAAGGTTATATCGAAATCGATATGGACGGTGACGACGGACTCATTGATGCGATGACATACGATGAATGGATCACACAACCCGAAACAACCTGCTAAGTTGCAGACAATACGAACCTTTGACGGCCGCTCCTTCAGCAGGAGCGGCCGTCCTGTAAAACTCCGGCGCAGGAGGATAAACACTGCATAAAACAGTTATGGAATTGCTTACGAAACAGATTATTCGGAAATTCGAAGAACATCCGATCTATTCGCAGGACGGCAAAGGTCTGAAGGCCGAGGTGCTTGTAAAGTATTTCAACCCCATGGGAGCCGGAACGTGGCTCATTACGGAGGCGGAGAAACAGGAGGACGGAGATTGGAAACTCTTCGGGTTCTGCCACATTTGCGAGTGGGAATGGGGTTACCTGATGCTCTCCGACCTGCAACGTATCGTGCTGCCGGGCGGCCTCGGAATAGAGCGCGATTTATATACGCAGGGACGAATCGTCGAAGACTTTATAGAATAATTGTAGTATTCAGTTGGATAATCTCTAAAATACGAGTGCATTGCCGACGCTGACTATTACGCGATCCATACATCCCGTATTCCTTGTTTGTCCAGTATAAAGACAATGCCGACGCTTATTCTACAATCACGATCAGAACATTTGCTGCATTATCGGTATCTGCAAATGAAGACGCGGATTCGGATTTAGTGACCGGAGCGGGATTGAAAAGATTTTCAAACAGATTCCGATCCAAGACCTCGTGCAAATCAATCGCTGCCAGATCTGCAAAGTGCGAAGCTGTCAATTATACGGGTATTAATTGCGGCAACGTGACCTGCGCGGAATACCACCATTTATTTCGAGAACGCTGGTGTGTCGGCAGTGGTAATCTTGCATATTATCCAGCGATACGAGAACCATTTTCAAAAACGATAAACACAAAACAAGATGGATAAAAAAGCTATCATTCAAGAATTACGCGACTGGAACAACGCCGTTCTGTTCGCACAGGCCCGGTCGTTCCTCGAACCGTTCGGCCTGACCATACGTTTTGATGCCGACGTCTTCGACGAAAACGAGCGGCTGGCTACCGATTGCATCGCCTTGTATAAGGGAGGCAGCGTCTTCGAAAAGGAGATTCTCTACTGGATCGATTACGATGTCATAGCCGATCGCCTTATCCGGGGAGACGATTGCTCGCAAGCCGCCTACAAGGAGCAAATGCACATCAATATCTTCCACGTAATCGGCTTGGCCCTCGTGGAGATGTTCTCGGATTGGTACGGCCAGGGTGACGAGGCGTTCGATACTTTGATAGACAACCTGCCGGAAGGTGCATTACGCTCGCTTTTGCAGGGCCACTGCAACCCGGAACAGGAATCGGCATTGAGTGAGGAGTTCGCAGCCTGCCATTGGAATAACCGGAATACAGATAGTGCCTTGTGCCGATTCTGTTCGCAGTATCTCTCACAAATCGTAATCTCCGACCCAACCAAATACAACTGAAGCTATGACAATATTCAAAAAGGGACAGCGGGTCTGGTGGGACGACCCGATCTGCGAGGAGTCCGGCGAATACGAGGTACTGGATTCGCAAGACGAAATCAATGCAGGCAAACTGGAAAACGAGCGTATCATCCGTATCGGTGGTGGAGAGAGCACATGGGATGTCCCGGCCGACTATCTGACAATCGTATGTCCGATCTCGGACGAAGATCGTCAGCAACTCAAACAACAGGAGTACCGCAATCGATTGCGTGACAAAGAACTGACAGAACACATCCGAAAACTTGTCGTTCAGTTCGAAGACCAAAATTTCAAAACCGAAGGCCACTCCGTCCTAATCAGCGACGAATACCACGACGCTTGCTACGTGTACGGATTCCGAGTGAACGAAGATGTACTCTATGCTCTGTTGGATTACGACGACGGCAGACTGCGGACGGTACCGGTTTCTGACCTATGCGTCGTGGAACTGTTCGACGCTTTTTGGCTGTTGGTCCAAAACGCTTAAATTCAAGAAACGGCAAAATACGATCATAACAAGGTTATATAATCAATGAAAACAAAATTTTTGTGCTACAGCCGCACGAACCACAATCAGGTCGTCTGGCATTATGCTGAACTGGAAAAAGTCGGCGAGGGTGTATACACCTATCTTCAACAGAAGGATCAATATCGTGAAGAGAACGATATGATTGCTACCGTCCTGCAACTGGAAGACGTCTTTTTCGAATACGGCACTCAATGCCGCCGATTCCTCGATGATAAGGAAGTCGCCGTTGCCGGAACCGAAGTCCTGAAAAATTTTCATCGGACCGTTGAACAGATCATGCAGGAAGGACGGCATCTGCCACTCCTCATCGTGCGGATTTATGAAGAACTGGGCCTCGATGCGGCACCTTTGATCCGTTACCGGGAAGAGCGTCGGCTACGCTTGCAGCGAGAGTACGAGGAGCGGAAACGCCGGAACGAGGAGCAGCGACGACAAGCCGAAGAGCAACGGCGCGAACGGTTGCGGCAGGCAGGGAACAGGTTCCTCGCAGGAGAATCCATCTCCTCTGTGGATTTTATCGGCCTGTGCAAACTTGAACAGATTCCCATACCGCTTCGCACGCACGGAACCCTGTCCCGAAGCGTAATCGAACTCTCCCGAGACAGTATTTGTCACTCGCACACGAAAAGCGGAGCCAAGCCTAAACTCGACGGATGCTTCGCTATGGCCGAGGCCCTGTACGAAAAACTCTCCGAGACAATGGATACAAAGATGAAATAAAAACAGTACGGACGGCATTGTGTGCCGCCCGTACTATTTGACAATACACTATCGCAGCGATTTACGATAGTTTCGGTCCAGAATCTTTTCGATCTCAGAACGCGGGTAGAGGATTTTGCTGCCGATCGTCGTGTAGGGAAGTACCCGACGGTCACGGTAGTTTTGCAGGGTGCGGGGACATAACGAAAACAGTTCCATCACCTCTTCGCCGGTAAGATAGCTTTCCGTGACGATCGTCGGTCGATGGGCCGCGATCGATGTATCCAGCAAATGAATCGCACGAAGTATTTCCTGCCGGAACTCCTTGTATTCCGGCGAGGTTCGCAAGAGTACGTCGTCCATTACTTAGAAGGAGCGATGAGGTTGTTTTGCAGAATACGCGCGATGTCTGATTCTTTGTACAGAATCTTATTGCCCAATGATGTACTGGGTATGATCCCTTCCGAACGATAGTACTGCAAGGCACGTTTGGTGATGCGCAGTGCTTTACAGACTTCTTCGGCTGTCAGCCAGCGTCGCGGTTGCGGCGGTGAGAACAGCTCTCGGAATCGCTCAGCACGCTCCCGTAAGGTTGTTACGAGCGTTTTCATTTCGTCGAAAGCGCTCTGTTCGATCATTTGAAACTCCATAACTGCACAATGTTTTATTGTAGATTGTGCCGGAATATTCCGGCAATCTGCAAAGAAAAACAAAGGAAGTGACTTTCTCTTGAATGGCATACGGAGGCATTTACAGACCGATGAAAGATGCAAAAACAGAATTAATATCGGATAAAAGTATATTTGTCTTAATCATAGATTATTATTATCTTTGTAACAAGAGTTGTTTGATAAGAGAATATCGATGTAAGCACAGAGAAGGTTCTGTCTCTAAATCATTACCTCTGATATTATTCAATTCTGATTATCAGATACATATACTGGATTAGCACTTTTGTCACCGAAAGGGCAATAATGTCAGTCGCAGGAGTAAATGACGCCACCAAACGGTGGAAAGAGTGGTGCGACAACGTACAGGCGCAGACCACCGTAAACCGGGCTGAAAGCGAGGCGGACAAGCAGGCACGCATCAAACGGGCACGGGCGGATTATGCCTTTTTCGTGAATTACTATTTCCCGCACTACACCGACGACCCGGCAACAGGAAAACATACCGAGAGCGCGCCGTTCCACATCGAAGCGGCGAATAAAATACGCAAGAACCGCAACCTCAAAGCTGCGTTCAAATGGGCGCGAGGACACGCCAAGAGTACCCACATGGATATAATGATCCCCATGTGGTTGAAGTGCCAAAAGGTGCGGGATATAAACGTAATGGTGCTCGTCGGCAAGTCGCAGGAGAACGCAAATACCCTGCTGGCGGACTTGCAGGCGGAGTTGCAGTATAACCAACGCTATATAAACGATTTCGGCGTTCAGTACAATTCCGGAAGCTGGGAAGAGGGCGAATTTGTTACCGCCGACGGGTGCGCATTTTTCGCCCGGGGACGCGGGCAGTCGCCCCGAGGCTTGCGGTACCGGAACCACCGCCCTGACTACATCGTGATCGACGACCTCGACGACGACGAATTATGCGGCAACGAAACCCGGGTAAACAAACTTACCGACTGGGTAAAAGAGGCGTTGTTCGGTGCCCTCGACGGCGGGCGCGGGCGGTTTATCATGGTCGGCAACCTTATAAGCAAGTGCAGCGTGCTCGCCAATATCTGCGCAACCGACGGCGTGCTGGTCTCGCAGGTGAACGCGATCGACAAGCAGGGGCGCGTGGCGTGGGCGTCGAAATGGTCGATCGACGAGCTCCGCGACATGGAGCGTTTCATGGGGTACCGCTCTTTCCAAAAGGAAATGATGAACAACCCGATTACCGAGGGCGCGGTGTTCAAACACACGTGGATCAAGTGGAAGAAGCTGCCGAAGCTCTGCAAGTACGATTACCTCGTGGCGTATTGCGACCCCTCGTTCAAAGGCACCAGCAAAAACGACTACAAGGCAATCAAGCTGTGGGGAAAGATCGGGACGGAACTGCACCAAATCGAGGCGTTCGTGCGGCAATGCTCGGTCGCCGAAATGGTGCGCTGGTGGTACGACCTGCACGAGCGGATGATCGTCGCCGGGGTGATATGCTATTACTACATCGAGGCGAATTTCCTGCAAGACATCATCCTCGACGAATTTACCCGAGAGGGGAATTTACGCGGGTACCAGCTACCCATACGGGCGGACAAACGCAAGAAGCCGGACAAGTTCCAGCGCATCGAGGGAATCTCCCCGCTGTGGGAGCGCGGGTTCGTGTTCTACAACGCCGACAGGCAGAACGACCCCGACACGCTCGCGGGACTGGAACAGACCCTCGCGTTTGAAAAAGGAACCAGCAGCCACGACGACGCGCCCGACGCCGACGAGGGGGCGATCTACATCCTGCAACAGCAAACAAGAATAAAAACTTTCGCCCCCAAGTTCGGGCGGCGACCAACCTCTAAAAACTCATGGTAAAGATTTTCAGAAAGTGCGTAAAGGCATACAAGAGCTATGTGCTTTACATCCGATGCAAGCGGGCAATCAAACGAGCCGACCGAAACGCCGTAGTGACGGGCAAAAAGTGGCTCGTGCTCATGTACGGCGGCAAACCCCTCGTCGTGAGCAAACAGCACCTCAAAGCCAAGATTAAGGAGGGCGCGTTCTGCAAGGGTTTCACGCCCGAAAAGGCGGAATCGCTCGCAATCTACAAAACCCGGTAACAATGTTTCTCACCGAGGACGATTACAGGGTGGTATGCGACGAAGACGAACTCGACATACTCACCCGCAGCGAACCCGAGACCCGGCAGAAAGCCGAGCGGGTCGCTATGGAGGAGGTCGCAAGCTACCTCCGTCCGCGCTATGATACTGAAAAAGCGTTTGCCGCCGAGGGAGACCAGCGCAACGCGATGCTCGTGCAGGTGACGGTAAATATCGCCCTGTACTATCTCGTGCACTGGCTCCCGCAGAACTTGGCTCTCGACGGACGGCAGGAGCTTTACGACAACGCGATCGCATGGCTTACCCGCGTGAGCAAAGGCGGTTCAATGCCGAATCTACCGACGTACACCGGAGAGGACGGGGAAACCGATACCTCGAACCCGATACGTTACGGCGGCATGTCCGCCAGCAAATACGATTATTAAACAGCGGTTAAACGCCGCTTAAATTGTGATTTTATGCTGAATGCGTTTTTTTGATAATTTCCTTTCAATGATGCCCGGAACCTCGGCTCGGCACAGGCGCGACGTGCTCAATCTCGCCGCGCAGTTCGCCACGCAGGTAAAGAAGAAAAGGGACGTCCTTATCGAACTGAACCAGCAGACCGAGAGCCTCACCAAAAAGGACATCGCCACGTGGCGGCAGGCATGGCAGGCGGCGATCAATTACGAGCAGCCGAACCGCTGCGCCCTGCTCGACGTGTACAACGACGCGCTGGTCGATCTGCACCTCTCCGGCTGTATCGCCCAGCGCAAGGGAAAGACCCTGCAAAAACCGTTCGTCCTCACCGGGAAGAACGGCAAGGAGGACGACAAAGCCCGCCTTATGTTCGAGCGCGAGTGGTTCAACGATTTCCTCGACCTCGCACTCGATAGTCCTTATTTCGGGCATTCGTTGATCCAGTTCGGAGACATCACCAACGAGAACGGCGTAATGTCCTTTACGGGCGTCGAACTGGTGCCCCGCAAGCACGTCGTACCCGAATACGGCGTTATTACCCGGGAGGCGGGCGACGACTGGAAAAACGGCATATCGTACCGCGAGGGCGACATCGCCGTGTGGTGCATCGAGGTCGGGAAAGCTCGAGACCTCGGCGTGCTGCTTAAATGCGCCCCGCAGTCGCTCTCCAAGAAAAACATGCTCGCCTACTGGGACACGTTCGGCGAGGTGTTCGGCATGCCGATCCGTATCGGCAAAACCATGTCACAGGACACGAAAGACATCGCGCGGATCGAAACCATGCTCGCCGAAATGGGTGCCGCATCGTGGGGGTTGTTCCCGGAGGGCACCGAGATCGAAATCAAGGAGACCAGCCGGGGCGACGCATACAACGTGTACGACAAACGGATCGACCGATGCAACTCCGAAATTTCCAAAGGCATACTCGGGCAGACTATGACGATCGACAACGGCAGCTCTTTGTCGCAGTCGGAAACGCACCTCGAGGTGTTCGAGAACATCTGCCGTGCGGACGCCACGATGATAAAGTACCTCGTGAACGACCGACTTATCCCGCTGATGATCCGGCACGGGTTCCCGCTCGCGGGGGTGACGTTCGACTGGAACGAGGCGACGAGCTACACCCCGGCAGAGCAGCGCGAGATCGAACGCCTGCTCCTGCAGGAGTACGACATCGACCCGAATTATTTTGCCGACAAGTACAAAATCCCGATCACCGGGGTTAAGAAAACCAGCGCAAACAGTTTTTTCGAGTAGGGGCTGACGCCAGCAAAGGCAAGGACGCCAGCCCCCGGGAGGTGCCGACAAAGAATTTCCGGGCGTTTTACCGGGGTCTTGACGATGCGGTCGAGGGTTTATACCGCGACGAGCTTTTAACGCTTGCAGACGACGAAAAAACGCCCGATTTCGGGTTTGACAGCCGCGTATTTGAACGTGCCGCAGAATGGGTGCGCGAAAGGGGCGGTTTTACCCCCTCCATGTTGCAGGAACAGCCAGCCCGCGACGTGATCGACGAGACGTTTCGCATCCTTGGAGGTGCCGTGTCGTCGTCAATAGGCGAGGAAATGCCCGCAGAACTTACCGGGCTGCTGGAAAACAACGCCTTTATTTTCTCCGGACTGAAAACATACCACTCGTTGAACGAGGTCGGCTTGTCACTGATCGGGGACGACGGAGGGATAAAACCGTTCGAGAAATTCCACGAGGACGTCGCAAAAATCGACGCCAAGTATAACCGCAACTATCTGTATGCGGAATACAATCACGCGGTAACGTCGTCCCAAATGGCGGCGAAATGGCACGATTTCCAGCAGGACGGCGATCGGTACAATTTGCAGTACCGGACGGCGAACGACGAGCGGGTGCGGGAGGAACACCAGCGGCTGCACAACATCACCCTGCCCGTGAGCGATCCGTTTTGGGAGCAGTTCATGCCGCCCAACGGCTGGAACTGCCGTTGCGTCGTCGTACAGGTACGCAAAGGCAGGTACCCCGAGAGCGACAGCCAGCAGGCGGTCGGGATCGGCGAGGAGATCACCGAGGAACCCAAAAAGCGGATTTTCCGGTTCAATCCCGGAAAGGAGTTAAAAGTGTTCCCGGACAAACACCCGTATAACAAGGCTCCCGAAGCAGCAAAAAAGATCGTCGCAAAACTCGCCGAGGAGATAAAGACCCCCGAACAGGCGGTGCGATTCATACAGGAACAAGAGGATCGCCGGGCATGGTTCGAGCGCGGATTTAAGACTTTGGAAGTAACGAGACGAAAAGGCGTAAACGGTTCTACCGATATGAACGGAAATATCGACATGACCCGCGAGCGGCTCGATCGGGTATTGTCGGGGCTTACCAAGCTGCGGCAGGGCGGCGAGGTTTCGTTCGAGGAAGCGGACGCACTGGCGACCTTTTGGCACGAGATCACACACAACCGCAACAAACCCGGCAACGAATACCTTACTACGTTGGCGAGGCGGTATATGGAGCTGGCGAATGAATTTGTAGCGAGAAAGACGCTGCCTGAATTTTACGAATCGTTCGGAGGAAAGATGCAGCATCCCGAGTTTATGGACGACCGACAATCGACCGGATATAATACGTGGGTACGCAATTATTGTTCGCTGATCCGAAAGACCGGAGCAGACCCCGACAAGGTGCTGGATGCGGTGCGTGAGCACTTGTTCAACGAGCACTATTCACAACAAGCTGCCGGATTGGTAAAGGCGATCAAGGACAGCGGGGCGACCAAAGCGGACGGAACGCCGTTAAAGGTAACGGAAATAAAGACGCTGGTAAAGGGGTGTTTGCTATACGGGGAGAGAATGTTCGACGAATACGTGAATATATCACTCGCAGAACATTGATTTTAATTCACCGTCAAACTCTTTTTGAATGGCTTTCGACAACTTTTTATCGGTAGTGAGGTCGGCAAACTCTAAAAACGTACTTGCCCGGTTCTCCTCCGTGATATGGGACAAAAAGAACTCTTTATCGCCGATGATCTCGCCGATAATAGCCTCGTCGTCCGTAAAGTCGAGGAATGTCCGTTCCCGGAGTTTAAGATTGTCGTAATCCAACATAGTACGCATTTTTGCAAAAGTAGCATATTTTCAATTACCAACCAAAGAAAAATGCCAAAACCTGACGAACTGATCCGAAATATACTCTCCGACATGAAAGTCGAACTTACCGAAATGTTCGACCGGAATTTCGAGCGCAAAGGTTTTTTCGGCTCCAAATGGAAGCCCCGGAAGAACAAAAAGGCGAAAGGGTCGCTCCTGCATGTAACGGGAAAAATGCGCCGTTCGATCCGGGCGTCCGTTCGTGGGAAAGGGGTGCATTATTCCTCCCCGCTGCCGTACACCGCACTCCACAACGAGGGCGGAAAGTTCGCACAGAACGTCCGTACCCATACCCGGACAAACAGGCGCACGGGCAAGACCTATACCGTGCGGTCGCACACCCGGCAGATAACGATGCCGAAACGCCAGTTTATCGGCGACCACAAGGAGGTGCGGCAGGCGATCAAACAGATCGTCCACGAGAATATAACCGAGTTTTTCGATAACCTCGCAAAAGAGTTGAGAAAATGAGAAAGGCAATCTACAAAGCCGTTGCCGACAGGCTGAAAAATCAAAAGGTCGGTGTCAAGTTCGTAAGCCTGTGGAACCGGAACACCGAGCAACTTTCCAAACAAAAGGCGTTCCGGCTTCCTGCCGTGTTCGTCGAGTTCGAGCCGATCGAGTGGTCGCAGCTCTCACGGGGCGCACGATCGGCAGACATTCGGGTACGGCTCCATGTCGTAACCGAAACGCTGGCGTCTCCCGAGGAGGGCGGGAAATACCAAGACCGGGCACTCGAACACCTCGACCTTATCGAGCGGATCGACGCGGAGGTGCAAGGTCTCTCCGGTGAGGGGTTCAACTGCTTTATGCTGGTCGAATCCGTGACGGATCACGATCACGAGCGCGTACAGCATGACGAGGAGTGCTTCGTGACACACGCGACCGACACCTCGGCGGTCAAGCCCCAAGCGGTCGCCGTCGGCGTCACACTGGTAAGAGGATAAAACAAGCCCCGGCAACCTTTCTCGGTTCCGGGGCTTGCGTCCTTATTTGTCGGGGATTTCGTCGTAGCGTTCTTGCAGTTCTTCGTCCAGTCGTTTGTCTGTTTCACGAAGCCGGGAAAACAAATCGGCAAAGTCGCTGAAACCGCCCACCGGATCGCCTCGCATGGCATTACGGATATACTGCTCGTAGGCGTCGGTAATTATTTCGCGCTGCTTTTTATTCATCCCGTGTTTGTTTTTGGATATTTTCGAGATACTCGACACCGCAGCGGGTGACTATGGCACCGAAATACGGGTGCGGGTCAATCGCTTTATAAACACCCATAGGATGCCCGATTTCGATCAATTCCGGGGCGATAACCTCGATTTCGCGGAGTAGTTTTGCGGTATGGCAACTGAATACGTCCGCGCCTCCGACAACCTCCTGCAAGGCGGCGATCTGCTCATTGTTCAGTTTGGTTCTTTCGTTCATAAATCAAATAAAGTAAGTTGTTTGTTTTCGGGTTCTTTCGGTAACGGCTCGTTTATGTAGTTCAAGAAAGTGCGGTAACAAATACCGTATTTCGGCTCGATGAATTTTCGCCATACAGCCCGGTAGCACTTGGACTGATTGCCAGCCTCGTAGTGCTCCCTCGTTATCGCGCAAACCTCCCGGATGCGTTTTAACGTGCTTTTATAACGAACTCCCTTTGCCATGTGCCGAAAACTTACTATTTTTGCAAAAGCGTCCCCACGCTTCGCTCGTTAGTCGGTTCCCGGTTGGCGGGCTTCTTTTTTATACCCCGGACTTGCCGGGGTAAGGTTCGATCGTGATCTCGATGTTCAGCGTCTTTTTTACCCGTCCGCTGCCTCGGCAAACGGGACATTCATACGGCTGCGGATCATCCTCTCTCCCGTATGGGTGAAACTCCGGTACCGTGTAAGCTATCCCGGTGCCCTTGCAGTTGCGGCACACCTCGATACTCTCTTTTTCATAATTGCGCACTTTCTCTGACATTCAGCCTTATTCCTCTTTTTTAGGTTCAACAAAAAACGTTTCGTCCTGCTCGACCTTGATGCCGACTTTCTGCATCAACTCGGGCATGTCCTCGTTCTCACGATCGGCGAGGAGCTTGTCTTTGGCGACCTCCTCGCTGGTGCGGACATACGCCGGGTTGAACTCTTTGAGCAGCTCCAGCACCGCCGCCCACGTAAAGCCCTTGCGGGTTTTGAGCTTCGGTGTCCCGGTGCGGAACCCGAGGACGCCGTGCGCCGTCTCCATGCTTTTCTTTTTGGAGAAAAGCTCGTCCCGGTTCTCGGTGGCGAACGTCTGCATCACCTCGAGGGCGTCGTCCTTTTGCTGCTGGAACTTGGCGATCTCCTCGGCATTGCGCTCTCTAATCTTGGTAATCTCCGCGTCCATTGCCGCGTTGATACCCTGCAATTTGGCGTCGGCAAAGGCGAATGCGCCGAAAGCCTCCTCCATTTGGTCGCGCGTAACTCCCGAAACCACGACCTTTTTAACTCTTGTTTTTGCCATTGTTATAAAAATGAAAGTTGGTTATTTCTTCTTGTTGGCGCCGTCGAATATCCGGTGAAACATAGCCTCGATCGAGGCACATTTCACGATTTCGAGGACTTGGGGGTTCTTGGAACACACCGAAGCGATAGCCTCCGACACCCGACCACCTCGACCGCCGAGAAACCCGACGCACGTCGATGTTTTATCGTTCCCGTCATCCGAAACCGCAAAGAATGCAACACCGCATTTGTCGGAAATTCCCTCCCCCGCAGAGTTGAACATAGATTTGAGTTCCTCGGCGATCTGCCCGGCACGGGTAGCGAAATCGACAGGTTCCCCGGGCTGGTCGGTTTTGGATTCCGACGTTGGGTGGACGAGGTTCGCGGGTTCGTACTCGACGGCATACGTTAAACCTGTGTATTCATCAACTACGTCTACTGCCATACGTTTACATTCTTTAGGTGTTAAATCAAAAAGATTCTTGCGAACAAATACACGTTCATAAGGAGCCGTAATGATTTTATACACAATATCACCAAGATTGGTATTCATGTTGGTTTTGAGGCACACTGCCTGCATTTCAAGCGGAATATATCCGCAACCGATGATTGATTTCTGATTGCTCATAATTTTTTGTTTTTAAGTGGTTTAATTTGTCTTTTTTCGCCTACGTTGCAAGCAGGTTAATCTCTTTGTTTTTCGGGTTCTGTTGCCTTGTAGCGGCTTGTACCTTTGTTTTGGCATAACAGCCGAATACCTCCGTAAAGCGGAATTACAGGATCGCATTGCCTCGGTAAACCGCAACAGGGCTCCGGCGAGCTGCTCACATGCGGCTCTCATAGGTCGCATATTCCGGCTGGTGAACGATCTGCAAGCCGCACTCCTCGGCGATATTCGCCTCGATGCGCGATCCCCGGCTGTCGCCCCAGTCTTTGAGCAGATAGATCGCATCGCATTCGAGCAACAGGGCAACGTCTGCGACGAGGTGCTCGTTCCAGCTCGCCTCCGAGCCGAGCCCGTTGTTGGTCGGGTTCACGGGTTCGTGCCCGAACGCCCGGATTTGCTGCTCCGCCTGCTTGAACTTGGCGGTTACTTGGTCGGTCGGCAAGCCCGAAATTTTGCCGCTGATGTACCATTTCATCGTCTCGCCCTCCATTTGCAGTAAATCCACAACTTGCACAGCCCGACGATTACCACAACAAGCAGCACGAGGGCAAGAGACATCCACATAGGAGCGAGAACCCACCACCACGACCACGCGATGCACTTTGTCAGTTTCAGCACGATAAAGGCGATTGTGAGCAAGCCCAAAAAGCCGATACCTGCACCCGAAGAATTGTTGTTTGAACTCATAATTTTTTGTTTTTGAAAGGTGAATAAATCCGTTAATTCAATATCGCCGGGGAGGTTTTCCCCGCCGTGTAGCTTTGAGCCAAGAGCTCCATTGCGATACGCTCCGCCGCATCCATGTCCTTTTGTTTGTTGCGGAATGTATTGTACAGGTTCCGCAGACGCTCGGCGGGTATTTTGTTGAAAGACTGGTACCCGGTGGAACGGCAGGCAATTCCTTTGATTATTTCGGCGTTGCTTTCCTTGTCGATTTTACGCAGGTAGCCGCCGATCGCAGCCATAGCACGCTTACGCAGTTTATCCATTTGGTCGCCTTTGTCGCCCTCCAACTGCTTGGAAAGCGAGGCACAAACGTCGATAAGGGCGTGCGTGTCTATGTCGGCACTACTCTCGACGCCGAAGCTCTCGACGATCGCCCGTTTTTCCGCCTCCGTCAGTCCCAAACGCGAGCAAAGGGTGTGGAACTTGCGGAGTACCCCGTTGTGAATTTTATCCATTGTGTGCATAATTGTGTATCATTAAAGTTTATCAATCCAATACTCATTTGCGCCCTGTTCCCATATCACGAAATCGGCACCTCCCTCACCTTTTTCGCCTTTGAATCGGGTCGTTACGAATCCTTTGTACCCCTCGACCCGGATTTTCACCTCCGAGAGCTTTCGCACGTGCTGCGCGATAGCCGGATAGGGCTTGTTGTTTTCTTCGTGTGCTATGAAAATGAATAACTTGTCGGGAAACTCGTTTATCAATTCCATGAACACCGTCCGCGTGAACCCGACCAACGCCGTAATCGAATCAATCACGATCACGTTAGGGCTTTTGCGCTTCCGCAGGCGTTCCCGCAACTCCTTGATCGGTTCTTTCGCCAGCACGATAACCCGGGAGCCGACCTCCTGCATTGCGGCGTTTTTCCATGCGTTCTGAAACGACAGCGATAAACCTTGCTCCAACGTGTCGTAAGCCGCCCGATCCACGAACCCGCACAGGTATTTGAGCAGCTCCAAAGCAAGGTGCGTTTTACCGCCGCCGCTCTCCCCGTAGATAATCCATGCGCCCCGGAGTTCGGGTTTGCCGAACGACGCGAGCCATTTGCCCGTGAAATCGGCAACCTTGAACTTGGCATTCACCACGTTTTTATTGCTTATCGCTTTTGCCATGTCTAAATCCTTTCTCCCAATCTGATAATGAAAACATCGTGATCGGGCGCACCCCATTCGGGTTTGCCTCTGCCGATTGCAATGTTGTCGATTCTAAACAGCATTGCGGTATGGGTGTAGCCTCTGCGGAAGCGGGCATGGGTAAGTTCCTTTGGAATCATGTTACCACGATGGAATGCTTTTATTAAATCAATACCACATCTTCTGCATTTGGCAATAGTCCAATCGTCTATGGGCTTTCTGCCGATCAAATTGCCTTTAGAATCAAATACCGGATTGTCACATAACCGTTTTATCCAATATGGTTTAATCTCGCGGTACTCCTCGGGCTTTTCGCCGGAGGCTTCCATGTCGTACCACTTGGCTTTGACTACAAGGTCGATCGCTTTCAT